CCGTAACCAACTTTTTTCCAGAGATAGTCTAGTTTCTGGCTTTCACCAAATGAGGCAGCCATTATACAGCGTCTCCTATCGAAAGTGCAGTAATGGTCTGTCCACTACTTAGTGCAATGCGAACTAAAATATTGTTGCCTGTACTGTTGCTTGCGTTTTGTGAACCCAGTGTCATGGTGTAGCTCACATTGGCAATAGCCGAGTTTAGTGGTACTACATCAGCACCAGTTAGAGCAACACCGTTGGTGCCATTACCACCGCCTGCAATACTTGCGCCTGGCACCCCTGACCCATTGTATTGTATTGAACAATTCAACCAACCGTTGAGGGTACTGGTTGGACCTGGAAAGCCTGGTGTTGGTGAACTAAATCCGCCTGTGTCAATTGTTGTGCCGGGAGCAGCAATGAAAAGACCTGCAATACCTGTAGTGGTTGTAAGTCTGATATCAAAATTGGCCATAGTGGCTCTGCGGAATGCAAAAGTAAAGTATTGTAGTCCACTACGCCCTGTGGCAAGATCCGGACCCACTGGCAAATATCCAGAACTTAAATTAGTTACATAATGTCTAACTACTCCATATCGGTCAACTGCTTCTTGTGTTCCAGCAATGGTTTGCACTCCGGTCCAAACGTTACCAGTGTAGTAGTTTGTGGCTCCATTAAATGCAGGTGTGTTGGCGGCTGCGCCAAATCCAGTTATGCGCAAAGCGTTGTCGGTATACACAGATCCCAAAGTAGCACTGACCGCAATATTGCCTTCACTGATGCCAGTATTGGCCGCAGCATTTACCTGAATCTTGGTTGGCAATTGAACAGTAGCACTGGTGCCAACCACATTGAATATATTAGCTCCTACGTTTGCTACAGCATTAACGGCGCCATTAATCAGAACATTAACATTGCCCATAGTGTAGTTTGATGAAATACCTGTGTTGGCCTTGACATTACTGCCAGTCAACATGGTAGTTGAGCCGTCAATTTGAGCCAACGTTTTAGTTTGTGTAGCAATAATTGATCCAGTACCTTCTATGGCCGAACCAGCACTCAATGTAAATGGATCAGCACTGCGGAAAGTTTGACCGGCAAAGTTTTGCAGTTCTAACGTAGCCACTGTTATACTTGGACTTCCGGTGGCACTGTAATATGCTATACCCGAAATATAAGTGTAGGTTCCAGCAACGTTGCCTGCCATAACCACATTACTGGTCACCAAAGTAGGCGCTGAATTTAAATTGTCTTTGACCATGCCCACAGTATTGGTATTACCCGACACTGTGTGTCTCAGTTGAAAATCATTGTAACCGGTACCCAGACTGGCCAGTGTATTGCTGATGGTTGCAGAAAATACCTTGTAAAATCCGGTGGGCACAGCCGCATTGGCCACGTGCAGATCACGGTCAGCTGATATAACCAATGCTCCTGTTGTGCCTACTGTGTTTCCACCTGTAGTAAATGTCACATTACCTGCGCCGGTGTTGTTAACAAAAGCAGTCAATGTGCCTGTGACTGCTGTGTTGGCATTTTGAACCTGTGTACTAGTAGTAACCGGTGTAGTGGTAGCCACACGAATTACCGATGTGCCATTGGCTACAATATTGCCACCAGTGTTGTCTACAGCGCCAGCGGCCAACAGTGGACTGGTTCCTTGACTGGCAGTAGATATGGTCACATTGGTATAGCCGCTGAGATTAGTGGGCGCGGTGGGATTGGCCAATATGGTAATATAATTGGTTCGAGTCTGTGTGTTGCTTTGTGATATGGTTCCGGGTGTTCCGTTGGCCTGCAGGGCCACAGTCTTGGTACCTATGGTTGGGGAGCCTACTGCTGTTAGATAAGAATGTGAAACATTGGCAAAAGTTATTAAACCAGTATTGCTGGTAGTGTCGCCCCAGGTCCAGTTGAACACATTTCCTGTAAAGGCCACATTAGGAGAAGTTTGATTTTGAAAATTAAACAAACCACGATCAAGTCCGTTGTAGTCCGTGTATAGATATCCAACCTGTGCGTTAGAGGTAAATCCAGTGGCATCAGTTTGCGTATTGCTGGTTCCTATAAAACCAGCTCTGACTTCGGGTTCAATGGAAATAGTTACGTTACTGGACTTAAATGGACTGGTGCTGTAACCGGTGTACAACCAAAGATTTGCCACACGATTTACTGTGGTTGCGGCATTTTGTTGTGTTGACGTAAGAGCAAAAGTATGTGTAATGTTGGCCGCACTAGGATTGCCAGCTAGACCAGTTTGAATATTGATATTGCTGTTGGCTGTGCTGTCGCCCCATTGGAAGTTGTACACTTGTTGCGCACCAAAACTTGCTGTGTTGCCAGGACTGCCTGGAGTGTCGTTGCGGAAACTTACTACACCACCAGACGTGGACAGATAGTTAATGGTTGTTGCTACGTTGGCAGTGACTGCAGGACTTTGAGGTGTATATATTTTAACATTGGTTGCTGCAGATGTCACACTGTATGGTGGTGCGTTACCGGCTGTTTGATTGGTACCTGTTAACGTGATACTACGAAGAGCGTCGGTATTGGCAGAATTGATATAGACATGACTATTGGTAACAAAAGCATTTCCAGGGTTGACAATGTTGCCATCGCCGTAGTTAATCGAATAAGATGTAGCGTACAGACTGGTGTTGGTTAATGTTACACTGCTACCGGTGTCTAACGTAGTTGGGCTTGTGGTAAATGACGGGATAGGTAACGGTGTAAACAGAGTAATATAATTGGTGTTGGTTGACGTTGCTGTTGATCCTTTAGCACCAAGAGCAGCATTGCCACTATAAGTTCCATTGATGTTGTAGGCTGTATACACTACTGTGAATTGACCACCAAGCACGTTGCTGTAAGTTTTTGTAGGGTTGGCCAAAGTGCTAGTGGTGCCGTCGCCAAAGTTCCAAAGATAGTTGGTAGGATTACCAATGTAGTATCCAGTAAATGCTACACTCAACGGACTAGGACCAGATGTCACATTAGCGGAGATATAAACATTGCCTACATAGGTGTTTCCGGCAATATTCAAGGCCACTTGGTTTAAGTCGTCCAGGCCGTCGGTTACAAATGTAGCAGTGGTCCATCCTGGATATGCCACGTTGGTAGTCAAACTGCCATCGGTGGGTGTTCCTAACGGAATGAGATTGCCAGTAACATTGCCAGCAACATTGCCTATTGTTTGATCAACATAGAATTTTGTAGTGGCATCAGAATTAGCTACAGGATTGGCTAAATTGTTGATGTTGACGTTGCCAGCATTGATATTGCCAATGTTGGAAATGATTACATTTCCAACTGTGAAAATACCAGCTACTTCAAGTGTGGATGAGGGGCTAACAGTGTTAATGCCCACATTGGCATTGCTAATGGACAAATCAATACCATCTCTTTCAAGATTGCTTGATAAAATTTGTCCTTTTACATAATTAACTGCCATAGATTATCCCTGTATCGGGTATTTAGCTGATTAGCTTGTGGTGTGAATCACATTGATCGGCACGGTATTAGGTGGCGCAGATGTAAATGTAATGTCGTACCCACCATCAACTGTGTAGGCTGTGGCAGGGTCTTGATAAATTGATCCTACAAACACTATCAGCTGTGTTGCTGTGGCTTCTGCTACACTCATATTGAATACTGTTGTGCTTCCGTCGCCGGTGAAATCATCCACGGTATAGGTAATACTACCACCAGTGCTTAAACTGTTCCATATAGTGCCGTTAAAAAATTCCACTAGTCCTGAGTCTGTGTTGTAACGAATCATGCCAAACGCTGCATTGTCAGGACGAGTGGCTGCGCTGCCGGTGGGCAAAACTACACCGGTACTGCCCGATTGCAGTCGACGATTTTTTACAAAGTAACCCATCAAATTGAAGTATAGGAGGTAATTGCACTGACTGAATTGGCCGTGGCATTGACTTGAATTTTATCTCCCGGTCCTAAAAGTAATTTTTCGGCGGCGGCATATAATTGATATGTATCACCGCTTTGTAGCGCCAATCCATACAGGGCTTGATTTGTAGTAGTGGCTGATGCTGAACTAGGAACTACAAATAAATTTGCAGTCACGTTAGCAGGACCCCAATTACACAAAGTAAGCGACGTAATTGCTGTGTTGCCGCCACTTACATAAACATTACCAGTTACTGTTGTAACGTTTGCTGTTGCTATAGTCATTTTTATTCCTTAAAATATAATTCCATAAACAATGGCTTTGCCTTTGCTTACTAGTTCGTCAGCAGCTGACGCTGATGTAAAGTATAATCCTGTGCCGCCGCCGCCAACTACATTGCTGTATAGCGCCACAGCATTGGCCACATTGGCCGGTGTAGCAGTATTGGCAAACACTTGGTGTCCACTTAAAAAAAGTTTGTTGGTTGCAGTGTCAAACGACAGATTTGCAGTTGCTGCAAACGCACCGTTGTTGTTGAATTGTATCTGAGTATTTGCACCTGCCGCTGTGACTGAGGTGGTGGTGGTGATAATATTAGCGTAACTAGCAATAGGTGCGCCTGAACTGGACACACTGCTGCTGATCTGCCAGGCATTGGCTACCGAATTGAATCGTAGTCCAGCAAAGGTTGTTGGACCAGTTTGTCCTAACAATCCCATTTCGGTAATAGCACCGGTGTTGTTGGCTGCCACAACAATAAAATCGTCTACTGTGGTCAAGTTGCCTGTGTAGGTTAAACTACCATTGAAAATAGTATTGGCATAGTTGATCGTAAGTGTAGCAAACCCGGCATCGCCTGTCAGGGTTAGGTCGCCACTGGTATTCTTGTATGTAGACATCTATAGATCCTTTTTGTTATTTATGCGGTCTGTAAATGTCGTTAAGTCTTGATGTTCAAGGTTTTTGATAGATTCTAACTCCGTAATCCTGGTAGTTGTTGGTCCTACTAATCGAATAAAATTGATCAAGGGGAAATCCTGGGTGATTTTGATAATCTGTTTAATCCAATTTCCGGTAAAAGTAGGCGGATGAGCCGATGTTTTATAAAATTCAGTGTCAGCGTATATGTTATTAAAAAAGTTATTGTTGGTTGGGCCCATGTCAAATCCCAAGAGATAAATGTGTACATGTCCGTCCAAGGCAGCCAGTCCGCAGGCATTGGGACCCGAACTGTATCCGTAATACTGTCGGGGCAATGCCAATGCTCCGGTGTCGGGCAACGGGCGTCGTGTATAAAATTTATTATTTTGGGCATACCCACTTTTTTGTATTTCTGCTGAGATGGGCTTGTCTGTTGCTACCAACACGTCTGGCGCAAATTCTCTATATAGCGCATTACAGCCATAGATTTTTCCTTGTTGTTTTAACAAGTATAAGTCAATTCCTTGACGGCTAATTCCATTACCAATTACAAATGCTGTGGTCATAAAAAATCCCCACAGTACTTAGTGGGGATTTTTAGATTACAACAAAATTAGCTCTTATAGCTTTCTACAATTGCTAGATCTAAGGCGCCTGTTGCCAATTGCTCTGAACCGTTTGTGCCCCATGTATCAACTTCAGCACCAGATTT